GGCGTCCGGCAAGAATGGCAAGAAGGCCGCGAGCACTGAAGATCCGCCGGAGGCCTGACAGCCTCGACATTTCACCAGGAGAATCATCATGGGCGTCCCAGTCGGTACACCGGTCGCTAACAGCAGCGGCAACGCCGCCAACGCGGGGGCTGTCGCAACCCTTCCGGCCGTTCCGAACAAGACCACGTTCATTTCCAGCGTGCAGTTCAGTTCTGCTGGCGCGACCGTGGGGCTGCCCGTGGTGGCTACCATCGCCGGGCTACTCGGGGGCACCCTGAGCTATATCTTCTGCGCTCCGGCTGGCGCATTGATCGGCGCGCCACCGCTGGTGCTGAACTTCGATCCACCGCTTCCGGCTTCCGGGCAAAACGTGCCGATCGTCTGCACGTTGCCAGCACTCGGCGCGGGCAATACGAACGCCGCTGCATCCGCCAACGGCTTCCAGGCGTAGGCCATGCCCTCGGGAGTCACCGCCGGCCAGCTGATCAAAGATTCGGCGCGCCTGGTCAATGTGATCGGCACGTCGGAAGTGCTGACGGCGGATGAGTTCGCCGACGGGCTGGCATCGCTCAACGACCTGCTGGAAGTCTGGTCCATCCAGAATCTGGCGCTGTATGGGTCGGCGGATGTCACCTTCAACACCGTGGCCGCCCAGGCCGCATACACCATCGGCCCGACGGGCACATGGGTAACCGATCGGCCGGTGCGGATCAATGATTCGCCGTTCTGCACCGTGTCGGGCCTTGACTACCCGATCGACGTGATCGGGCAGGAGGGCTACGACCTCATCAGCCTGAAGACCCAGCCCGGGCAGATCGTCGAGCGTGCGCTGTTCGTGAATGACAGCCCCAACGGCCGCCTGACGCTCTGGCCCGTGCCCTCGGCCATTGTCCCGATCACGTTGAACATCGACCGCGTGCTCACCCAGGTGGCCAGCATCGCCACCGTGATGACCTTCCCGCCCGGCTACCTGCTGGCGATGCGCTATGCGCTCGGGATCATGATCGCCCCTGACTATGGCCGCACCGTATCGGACGAAGTCCAGCGCATTGCCTCAACCAGCTTCGCGGCCATCAAGCGCGCGAACAAGGTGCGGCGCACGGCCAAGTTCGACGCGGGCCTTGTCGGCCATGATGGACCGGTGACCTACCAGCGGGGCTACTGATGCAGCCCCTGCAATTTATCGGCCCTTCCTACGTCGCGCGGTCGGTCAACTTCGACGCCTCGCGCACGGTCAACCTGTACCCGGAGGCTTCCGGCAGCGGCCAGAGCAAGACCATCGCCATGCTGATCGGCTGCCCGGGTCTGCTGCGCTTCGCAACGGCCGCCGGCGGCGGGGTGCGCGGCCTGCTGCGCTTCAGCGCCACGGTAGGCATCGCGGTGATCGGCGCCAATGTGTATCTGGTCAACACCGCTGGAATTGGCACGCTGATCGGTACCGTGGATGCCTTGACCTCTCCGGTCAGCATCGCAAGCAATGGCACCGTCGCGATGATCGTGACCGGGCCGAGCGGCTTTGTGGTCACGCCGGCTGCCTCGGCGGTGACGCAGATTCTGGATCCCAGCTTCCTGGGCGCTGATCGCGTCGACTACATCGACGGGTATTTCGTCTTCAACAAGCCCGGCACGCAGCAATTCCAAATCACGCAATTGTTCGGCACCGGACTCGATCCGCTTGACTTCGCCAGCGCTGAAGGCGCTCCGGATTTGCTGATATCCCTGATCTGCGATCATCGGGAAATCTGGCTGTTTGGGGAGACCACGACCGAAGTGTTCTTCAACTCCGGCAACGCCGACTTCCCCTTTGAGCGCATCCAGGGCTCATTCATTCAGCAGGGGTGCGCGGCTAAAATGTCACCCGCTCGCTTTGCGGGGTCAGTCGTCTGGTTATCCCAAAACGAGCAAGGGCAAGGCATGGTCGTGAAGTCTGCGGGCTACCAGCCGCAGAGAATATCGACGCATGCCATCGAGCTTGCGATTGCCGGTTACGCTCGCATCGACGACGCTATCGGTTACAGCTATCAGACGGAAGGCCACGAGTTCTATGTGCTGGTTTTTCCGACCGGCAACTGCACCTGGGTATATGACGCCACCACTGCCCTATGGCATGAGCGCATGTGGAGAAACCCTGGCGATGGCTCAATGAACCGACACCGCGCGCAGTGCGTCATGTCATTCGCCGGCCGAATCATCGTCGGAGATTGGGAAAATCCTTACCTCTTCGAGTGGGATCTCGATACATACACGGACGACGGCGGCATCCTTCCGGCTATTCGCCAAGTGCCACACGTGGCCAGCCCGGACAACGTGTGGCAGTTCTTCCACAAGCTGTGGGTCGATATGGAGACTGGGGTAGGCCTCAATGGCGCTGCGCAGGGCTCGGATCCGCAGGCCGCGCTGTCATGGTCTGACGATGGCGGCCACGTTTTCGGGACCGAAATGTGGGCGCCTATCGGTAAGATAGGCGAGTACAAGCGCCGCGTGAATTTCAAGCGCCTGGGCAAGAGTCGCGACCGCGTCTTCCGCTTCACCATCACTGACCCGGTCAAGCGCGTGCTGCTGCAGGCCGGATGCGAAATGACGGAGGGTTTCGGCTGATGGCCGAGCCGATTTTCTTCGCTCCGCTGCGGGTGCCGCTGATAGACCAGCGGACGGGCCTTATGGCGCGCGAGTGGTATCTCTTTTTTCAGGCTTTGTGGTTGCGAACGGGGGGGGCCACCGCGCCCAACACCGACGATTTGCTGCAAAACCCATCCGATAGCGTGGGCACGCCGGACATACTTGCCCTGCTTGCCGCGAGTTTCGATGCGGTGGAGCAACTACCAGGAACGATCGCCGAACTTCGTGCCAAAGTGGCCGAACTGGCGAAGGAAATCGACGCCCTCAAGCAGGGCCCCGTAATCTGAGGAACCTCCAATGAGCGTACAAGCCAAGTCCCTTTTCCCGCCACTTCAGATCGCGGCTGCCGAGACGACCCAGTACACGGCGCCAGCAGCTGTGCGCACGATCTTGGACAAGTTCACCGGCACGAACACGACCGGGGGCGCCGTCACGATTACGGTCAAGCTGGTGCCCAGCGGGGGCGCTGCTGCAGCCAGTAACACCATCGTATCGGTGAAGAGTCTGGCCGCAGGGGAGTGCTACACGTTCCCTGAAATAGTGGGGCACGTGCTGAATCCGGGCGACTTCATTTCGACCTTGGCCAGCGCCGGCGCCTCGATCACCGTGCGGGCATCGGGGCGCGAGGTCAGCTGATGCCGCATCCTGACGAAGCCGCAGGTCTGTCGATCGCTGCCGTCCAGCTGGCACTGCAGGCGGCCACGGACCCGTCCGCCGTCCCGGCGATCGGCATCACGTTGCCGGTCGGTGCGAATCCATCCGCATCGATCGGCTTGGCCGTTGTCAATGGCGCGGCCACGAGTTTCATGCGTTCAGATGCGGCCCCGGCGATCAATCTGGCAATTACACCGACGTGGACGGGAGCGCATGTTTTCAGCGCTGGTCTGACCGCTGATGGCGTGTTGAGTTCCGGCACGAATCCATCGCTCCGCCTGTTCGAAACGGATGCCGCAGCAAATTCAGGGCAGTGGTGGATGGGTGCCAATGCCAATATTTTCAACTTCTGGGCGGTGTCGGATGGATTCGGTACGTTCTCGCAGATCCTGAACGTCACACGCGTGGCTGCAGCGGTAGCGAGCCTCAATTTCGGAAATGCCACTGACAGCCCCAGCTACGACTTTCTGGGCACTGGAACACCTCGGCATGGTGGCAATCGATTGATCGCAACAAGTGCGGCGCTCCCGAACAATGCCGCCGCCGCCGCCGGTACACTGCTGAACGCGCCGGTGGCTGGCAATCCGACGAAGTGGATTCCGATCAATGACAATGGCACGGTGAGGAACATTCCCGCATGGTGACGAAAGTGACCCTCGAACTGGACGCGGTCGCGCTGGCCACGGTACAGCAGGGACTGCAAGCGCTGGAACTGGCGGTCAAGGCTGCCACCATCCTGATCGCCGGCCAAGTGAAGCGTCAGCTGGACGAAGAGGCCGCAGCAGCCGCGAAGGATTCCGTCGATGCGTAACTTCCAGCCGGTGGCCAATGTCGACCCGGCGGCGCTGCTGAACCAGATTCTGCGCCAGCCTGACCTGTGGAAAGCCGACGACTACTTGCGTAGCTACCCGCAGGGGCCGTTCGGCGAAGTGGACACGATCTTCCTGCGCTTCCCGCCGGCATCGGTCACCGAAATTGAGCGCGACGCGCGCGACCAGCACGAGTGCGTCTGGATGGACGGCTGGCTTCACCTGCCGGCCGCCCGGCGCATCGTCTTCGGGCTGATGGCGCAGATGGAAGGCGAGCGCCTGGGCCGAGTGGTGATCAACCGCATCAAGGCCGGCGGCCATATCTTCCCGCACGCCGATACGCCAGCGCACGCCCAGTACTGGGACCGATACCACGCGGTGCTCAAGTCCGGGCCGGGCTGCAACTTCCGTTGCGGCGAGGAAGTCGTGAACATGGCCACCGGCGAGGTCTGGTGGTTCCAGAATGCGCTCGAGCACGAAGTGCTGAACAACTCCGACGACGATCGCATCCACCTGATCATTGACATTCGCACGCAGCGCGCCGCCTTCGCTGGCCTGACGCCCACCGCGCAGGTGACCCCGTGATCACCTGCCAGGTCGAGTCGTTCACGAAGAACCTGGCGCAGCTGAAGCCGTTGCTGCTGGGGCACTGGGCCGAGCTCGCTCTGGATCAAGACCGCGTGCCACTGGATCCGGACTGGGAAATCTACCTTCGCAAGGACGCCGAGGGCGGCATCTTGTTCGTCACGGTGCGCGACGCCGGCGCGCTGGTCGGCTACTTCGTAGGTTTCGTCGGGCCCGGGCTGCACTACCGCACGTGCTTGACGCTGCAAATGGACGTATTCTTCCTGCACCCCGATTTTCGAGAGGGGGACAGCCTGCAACAGGTCGAGGGCGAAGTGATCGCCGAGAACCTGTTCGGCGAAGTGCAGCGCGCGGCCAAGGCCCGCGGCGTGCAGCGAATGTTTGTCGGGTCGAAGCTGCACAAGGATGTCAGCGCGTTGTTCGAACGGCTGGGATATATCGAGGTCGAGCGCTACTTCACGTTCTGGGTCGGAGGCTGACATGGTCGCAGCAGCAATCATCGGTGGGGCGGTCATCGGCGGTGCGGCTTCCACAGTCGCGGGATCGAAGGCGGCCAAGGCGCAGAAGCAGGCCGCGCAGACGGCGAGCGATACTGAACTGCAGATGTACAACCAGACACGGGAGGACCAAGGGCCCTTCCGTGAAGCCGGCTACACGGCACTGAAACAATTGGGCGACGGCACAGCCGATGGCGGTGACTTCAACCGCGACTTCACCGCAGCGGATTTCGTGAAGGATCCGGGCTACCAATTCCGCATGGATCAAGGGCAGCAGGCCTTGGAGCGCTCTGCTGCCGCCCGCGGTGGAATCCTCAACGGGGGTACGCTGAAGGCCTTGGATCGATATGGGCAGGACTATGCCTCGGGTGAGTATTCCAGCGCCTACAGCCGATTCAACGCAGACCGCGATCGGCGTTTCGGGCGCCTGTCACAGATTGCCGGTATCGGGAAGACCGCCACGGACACCACGGATGCCGCCGGCGCCAACGCTGCGCGTGGTGTCGCCGACGCCCAGATCAGCGCCGGCAATGCGCGCGCAGCCAATGCGGTGAATACCGGCAACGCCATCAACGACACCATCGGTACGCTGGGCAGCTTCTACCTGCAGAACAAGTTCCTGAATGGCGGCGGTGGTGGTGGCTTTCGCAGCATGACCGGCGCCGGCACGCCCGGCTATGCGACAGCCGGCTATGCATAGGAGCGAACATGGCACAGCTTGATCCCGGAATCATCACCAGTACGCGCGCACCGCGCTTGCCGAACATTGAAGACCTGACGCGTCTATCGGCGCTCAGTACGCAGGGCCAGACTCAGAAGCTGGCGCTGGCCGGTGCCCAGCGCACCCATGCGGGCCAGCAGACGTTGGCCGACTTGTACCGGCAGAACCTTAAGCCAGATGGCACCATCGACCAGAATGCGATCGCTAGTGGCATGGCACAGGCTGGATATGGCGAACAGGTGCCAGGTATTCAACAGCAGGGCCGCGAGGCGCAGGCCGCCGACGCCAAGAACCAAGGCGCACGGATCGACCTGC